CTTCTGCAAAAAGATTGCACGTTGGATGTGTTGTTGTAAAAGATAATACAATCATTGGCATCGGTTATAATGGCATGCCTTCAGGTTGGGATAACAACTGTGAGGACACTGAATATGTCCTTAAAGATGAATGTTACTATACTGAATTTCAAATGAAGGAATACGGATATACCGAAACTGTTCACGGTTGGACACGAAATAAAACCAAACCTGAAGTACTCCATGCAGAGACCAATGCGTTGGCCAAGATTGCACGTAGTACCAATTCAAGTGATGGTGCAACATTGTTTGTAACTCATGCGCCATGTTTAGATTGTGCCAAACTAATTCATCAATCGGGTATTGATAGTGTATATTACCGAAATAGTTATCGCAACGATGACGGTATTAATTTTCTAAAGAAGTGTAATGTAGCTGTTCAACAGCATATATAATTTAAAGGGGTTTATTATGTTAGTAGTGCCGGATGATATGGCAGGCAGACCAATTGGTTTCACCTGCTCAACTTTTGATTTACTTCATGCAGGACATATTCTTATGCTTGCTGAAGCCAAGTCTGTATGTGACCACTTGATTGTTGGTTTACAAAATGATCCAAGTTCCGATAGACCTGGTAAAAACAAACCAGTTCAATCTATTGTCGAACGATTCGTGCAACTTTCTGCGGTAAAATTTGTGGATGAGATTGTTGTTTATAGTACCGAAAAAGACCTTGAAGACCTATTGATGTTTCTACCAATTTCTGTTAGAATCATTGGTGAAGAATACAAAGACAAAGAATATACAGGTAAACAAATCTGTATTGACCGAGGTATCAATATGTACTTTAACTCCCGCAACCACCGATTCAGTTCAACCGAATTGAGACAGCGTGCATACCAATCTGAATTGAGTCGTCAGAATGTATAATGATGTTTGTAAATTTATTGATGCTTGTGACCAAGAACCATCAGCAAAAAATGTTAAGTTATACAAAACCTTAATTGATGAAGAAGTCGGTGAGTTTCGTTCAGCTTACTATGCATGTGATGAAGTAGAACAACTTGATGCCTGTATGGATATGATTTGGGTTATTCTTGGGTATTGTAAGATGAAGGGGTATGATGTTGATGCGGCATGGGCAGAAGTTGCCCGTTCTAACTTGGCAAAGATTGACCCGACAACAGGCAAAGTACTTAAACGACCAGACGGCAAAGTTTTAAAACCAGAAGGATGGACACCTCCTGCGCTTGACAAGTTCGTTTAAATACATTATAATTGATTATTAACTTTCGGAGATATTATGGAAACATACAAAATCGCAAAACAATTCGCTGAGGCTAATCGCCTTCCCCGTGCTTATAAGTACGATTTCTTCTTGCGAGAATTCGATGATATGGTAGAGGTCGTAGGTCTCATTGAAGACCCAACTCTTAACATGACCGAGTTTAATGGTCGTGAAATGCTTTACCCAAAACGTTGGGTGACTTTGGCCGTAGTGCCTGCTTCAACAAGGATTTAAAATGGCGGTAAAGTTAATTACTTTTAAAACAAATCAAACAATCATCGCCAGTGTTGTTTATGAAAATGATGAGAGAATCACAGTCAAAGAAACTGTGCAGGTAATTGTACAACCATCCAAAGATGGTCCAATGATGGGTTTCTCTCCTTTCTTGGAGTATGCACAAGAGTTTAAAACAGGTATTTCATTTGATGTATCTGATATTCTTTGCATCACAAGTCCAATGGTAGAATTGGAAAATGAGTATAGTAAGTTATTTGGTTCTGGCATTCAAATTGCAAGTTCAATACCTAAGTTTTGATTTTTTTCACACCATTACTTATAGCTATTTTGTGAGCATCCGAAAGTTTTTTACCTTTTAGAGTTTCACTTATTTGTTTCTTTTGTTTGTCTGAAATAATTTTGCCTTTATGAGCTTGGCCTATTTTTTGTTTGTGTTCTTCGGTGAGTTTTCGTCCAATCTTTTTTTCGGACATAACTTTCTTGGACTCATTAGAATGTTTGTGTCCAGAGTTACCTTCACCACCAATGGTCATGTTGCATAATTTTATACCGTCATGTTTGTATTTGGTTATTAGGCCAATTTCAATAAGATTTGCCACATCTTCAGACAAATACTCGTATAATAACTCCACAGAATAATCTGTTTTGTTAATGATATTTTGCCAATGTGTGTTACGATTTGTAGTCTCAAAGCAACGGTTCTTTTTGCCTTTACCTACATAGAAGATTTCACCGGTATCGTTTCTTCGGTGTTGATATATGTAATAAATATTCATGCTGATGATTCCTTTTTATCATTAGAGTAGGTAGGGATTGCAGTCCCGTGACCTACACCTATTTATAATTATGAAAGTTTAGATGAATTATTATACTAATGTAGTTTGTGTTGGTAATAACGTACTTTATCGTGGAGTTAAAGATTCACGTAGGGTTAAGATGAAAATTGCTTACTCGCCGACTTTGTTTTTGAAGTCTAATAAACCAACTAAGTTTAAAAACTTAAGTGGTGAAGCACTTGAACCTATGAAGTTCGAATCTATCCGTGAAGCACGTGATTTTGTTAAGATGTACAATGAAGTACAAAACTTTGAAATCTATGGTCAAACCAGATTCGAATATGCATTTATTGCTGATGAACATCCAGAGATGACCGATTGGGACTTTGAAGATGTTGCAATTGATGTTATCGATATTGAGGTTGGTTCTGAAAATGGATTCCCTGATCCATATCAAGCCAACGAACCAATCACTGCCATTTGTATTACACGTGTTGGTGGTAAAACAATCGTAATGGGTTGTGGTGACTATATTAATAATGATGATAACGTTACATACATTAAATGCCGTGATGAGTATGACCTTTGCAAAACATTTATCAACCACTGGTCAAATAATTGTCCAGATGTTGTGAGTGGTTGGAACATCAAGTTCTTTGATATTCCATATTTGGTCAATCGTCTATCACGTATCCTTGGTGAAGATGACACAAAGAAGTTGTCACCATGGAATATGATTTCTGAACGCAAAGTTATGGCCATGGGTCGTGAAAACGTTGCGTATGAGTTGTTAGGTGTTTCGACACTTGACTATATTGAATTGTACAGATGGTATGCGCCAGGTGGTAAATCACAAGAGTCATATCGTTTGGATAATATTGCGAACGTTGAGATTGGTGAGAACAAGATTTCATATGATGAGTATGATAACTTGCACCAGTTGTATCGTTTGAATTACCAAAAGTTCATTGAGTATAATATTAAAGACGTAGCATTGATTCTGAAACTAGACGACAAGTTGAAGTTGTTGGAATTGGCACTAACTCTTGCCTATGATACGAAGTGTAACTATGATGATGTATTTGCACAAACTAGAATGTGGGATGCAATGACATATGGTTACTTGTTGAACCGTAATATCATTGTGCCACCAAAGGTTATGAAAGACAAAGATGCTGCTTTTGAGGGTGCTTATGTTAAAGACCCACAAAAAGGTATGCATAGATGTGTCGCTTCATTTGACTTGAACAGTTTGTACCCACACTTGATGATGCAATACAACATCTCACCTGAAACATTGATTGAGCCTCAAGACTACACACAAGATATGCGTGACATTATTATGCGTGGTGTAAGCGTTGATAAACTGCTGACTAAATCAGTTGACCTATCAAAGATGAGTGGATATACTATCACACCGAATGGGCAGTTCTTTAGTACGACCAAACAAGGTTTCTTACCAAAGATGTTGGAAGAAATGTACATTGACCGTTCTAAGTTCAAGAAGATGATGATTCAGGCGAAGAAAGATTATGAAGTTGAAACTGATGAGACAAAGAAGAATGAATTAGATAAACGAATTGCTAGGTATAATAATCTACAACTAGCGAAGAAAGTATCTTTGAATTCGGCATACGGTGCCTTAGGTTCCAAGTATTTCCGATTCTATGATTTACGACAAGCTCTTGGCGTTACCTCTGCGGGTCAACTTAGTATTAAGTGGATTGAAAGTAAAATCAATTCTTACATGAACAAACTATTAAAGACCGACAAAGATTATGTTATCGCCTCAGACACAGATTCGATTTATCTCCGCCTTGGTGAGCTTGTTGATAAGGTGCATCCGAAAGAATCAAAC